CTTTCTGGAATACCAGGAGGCTCTTGACAGGCTCATAATCCCGGGCGGTATAACGGTCGACCGTTACTTTGTGGTCAACGACTGCCCGGAAGTCATCCCGTACATCAAAGGCGATTACGAAGTCTGTGATACAGGCGACAAGTACGAAAAGTGCGTGAACGACCATTGCTGGTCACAGGATAACCTCGACAAGATGCCGCAGCTGCGGAACATGACGATCAAACGCTGTTTAGATGGATATTATGACTATTTATTCAGCATTGATACTGACGTCATCGTTCAGCCGCAAACGCTGCAAACGCTTCTTGAGGCGGACAAAAACATCGTTTCCGAGGTTTTCTGGACAAAAGGCTGGTGCAACGCCTGGATGTACGACCAGAGCGGCGGTATGTCGCAGGGATGGCATGAGCCCGGCCTATATCAGGTCGGCATGACGGGAGCCTGTACGCTCATGAAGGATTTTGTGTTCCGGCGGGGCGTCAACTACTCACGGATCCCTAATATCTTAAACGTGCTCCGCGGCGAGGACAGATGGTTCTGCATCCGGGCGGCGTGTCTCGGCATAGGAATGTGGCTTGACACACATTGCCCGGCGACTCATCTGTTCACCCGCGGCGAGTACGCGGAATATATGAGGAGGAAAAACGATGGCAACTGACACAACTTTAAGCGGGGTAAAACTCGCGCTGCGTATTACGGTGAATGATTACGACAGCGAGCTGTCCGATCTGATACTGGCGGCGAAACAGGATCTCGGCGTTGCCGGCGTTGTCCTCCCCGCAGCAATGGACCCGATCGTCACCCGTGCGGTCATAACGTATTGCAAGATGCACTTTTCGTCCCTTACGCCTTCGGAGTATACGCATATCAAGGCAAGTTACGACGAGCAGAAGGCGCAGCTGGTTACCTGCACCGGCTATACAAACTGGGGGTGAGGCAATGAGACGCAGCAGCGTTCTTACCCTCATCGCCGAGGATCCTGTCGCCCACGGAGTGTTTGAACAGCACGCCGAGACGAAAAGGACTGTTTTCTGCGATGTCTACTCCGTCTCGAGAGACGAATACTTCAGGGCGCTGGACAACAAGGTGCGTCCGTCGTACGTCTTCCGGCTCGCTGATTACGCCGAGTATAAGGGCGAAAAAATTTGCGAGTTTGAAAACGTGCGATATGCGGTCGTAAGAACGTACGAAGACAACGGAGCGATCGAACTCACGGTCGAGGAGGCCACGGTCGACAGAACGGCCGTCCTTCCGGCAACGACAGAGGGGGTCACGACATAATGGAAGAGATCATCAACATTCTGAGTGCTCAGGGTCTTTTATTTGCCCATTATGCGTGGAGCCATGCACCGTCAGGTGATTACGGTGTATGGGCTGAAGACGGCGCACACGATCTCGGCGCTGACGACCGCCATGCCGAACACGTCACCCAGGGAACGATCGATTACTTCACTCGTGACGATTCGGGAACACCTAAAACAACAATCGAGGCAGCACTCGACGGGAATTGTGCCTGGTATCTCAATTCGATTCAGTTCGAGGAGGATACCGGGTACATTCATTACGAATGGGTGTGGGAAATCTGATGGCCAAGATAGAGTTTGACGGTTTTGAAGATTACCGCAAGCAGCTCCTGAAGCTCGGCACAAGCATCGAGGGCGTTATCAGATACGCCGTTTACGACGCTGCCGGCATGGTCGCTGATTCCATCAAAGCTAACACTCCCATAGAATCTGGATCGCTTCAGAACAGCATCGCCCTGACCGGGTTCCGCAACGAAGACGGCTACATCTACACAAAGGTCGTTTTCGACGGGTACGACGGACGGGGCGTTCCTAATGCTTTAAAGGCGAGGGTGCTCGAGAGCGGTTCATCGAAACGAAAAAAACACCCGTTCATCCGGCCCGCGTTCAACCGGGTCAAAAGTGCAGCTGAGTTCTCCATAGAGAACAAGCTGAACGAAAAAATGAATGAACTCATGAAAGGAAGTTAAGATATGGCTGGAATTGGCCTTTATGGCGTTTATTATTCCAAGGCTACCATCGCTGACGGCATCGTAACCAAGTATGCCGGTGTCCAGCAGATGGGCAAGGCTATCTCCGCCTCGTTTGAGCAGAATGAGGGCGATAACAATCCCCTCTATGCCAACAACGCTATCGCGGAGAACAATGCCAGCAGCGGCTCCGGCGGAACTCTTACGCTGACTCTCGACAAGCTCACCCAGTCTGCTTTTGCAGATCTGTACGGGCTTACGTCAAAGACGAGCGCTGTCACCGTCGGCACGGAATCCGTGAGCGGTACTGGCTTCGATATCGACGGCACGGAGCAGGCGGCTCCCGTCGGTGTTGCGTTTATCAAGTGGCATCAGGAGAGCGACAGCAGGAATAAGCACGAAGTTATCCTCTTCAGGAACGTCACGTTCAAGATGCCCAACATCGATGGCCAGACGATGGCCGACACCATAGAGTGGCAGACGCCCGAGATCGAGGGTACTGTCGTCGGCGCTGACGGAACCAATCCCTGGTATCTCACCAGAGTGTTCCCGTCCCAGGCTGCGGCTGTTGCTTTCATCACGGAGCAGTTCGCTGCGCCGTCTACGCCCTGACGGGGCTTAAATGAGGAGGAGCGCAATGAAAATCTCTTATATCGAGCTGTTGGGTAAAAAATACCCGCTCTGCTTCAGCCTGGCCGCTACCGAGAAGCTCAACGACGCTTTCGGCAGCATGGAAAAGATGACTGAAGCGGTTACAGGCAATAACGTGGGCGATATGGCGAAAGCTATCGACATTATCCTCACTGTGCTCATGGAAGCCGGGCGTAAATACTGCAAAGTGACCGGACAGGAATGTCCCGAGCCGCTTGAGTGCAGACCGGCAGACCTTATCGACCTCACGGATCCATCCGCAGTCAGCGCCATTTACAGCGCCATGGCCGTCGGCAAGGAACGCGAAGTGGAGGTATCGTCAAAAAACGCGGAGACCACGCAGGGCCATTAAGTTCTGCGTGGCTGTACTTTATGGGACACCTCGCCGGGCTTACCCGGTTAGAGGTGTCCTATCTCCCTATTGGTATCGTGCTGGATCAGATAGCTTGCTATCAGATAATGCACGGCGCGAAGGAACGCAAAGTCCTCAAAGGCGACTTATTTGAACAAATGCAGCAACTTGGTGGTGGTTAAATGGCTAAAGCTGATATCGGGCCGAAGATAGGCATCCAAGGCGAAGCCGAATTTAAAAAGCAGATAAAGGACATAGACTCCTCGCTCAAGGTCCTCGGATCTGAGATGCAGATCGTAACGGCCGAGTTTGGTAAGAACGCAAAGAGCATGGAGGCTCTCACCAAGCAGAACGAGATCCTCGAACGCAAGACTATCGACCTGAAAGAAAAGCTGGCGCTTCAGACCCAGGCTCTTAAAGACCAGGTAAACGCCGAAGACGAAGCCAGCGAGAGATCCAAACAGCTCCAGATCCAGGTCAATAAAACGGCAGCCGAGCTCGCAGCTACGGAACGTACCATACAGGAAAACGCAGCCGCGATGGAAGAGCTGGCCAACGGGACCGATAAAGCCGGCGACGAGTTTGACGACGCGAAAAAACAGGCCGCCAGCTTCGGCGATGTCTTAAAGGCCAACATCCTCGGCGATCTCGTTATAAAAGGCGTTGAGGCTCTCGTCAACGGCGTAAAAAAACTCGGCAACGCACTCAAAGACGCTGTTGTCGAAGGAGCGGCGTTTGCCGACGAAATAAGCACACTCAGCAAACAGACGGGACTTTCCACAGAGCAGCTGCAAGAGTTCCGTTATATGTCGAATCTTATCGACGTTGACTTGGAAACGATTACGGGCTCGATGTCCAAGCTCACGCGGAGCATGGCGTCAAGCTCGAAGGATACGGCGGCGGCTTTTGCGAAGATAGGCGTTTCCGTAAAAGACGCACACGGCAATCTCCGGGACAACAAAGACGTATTCTACGAAGTTATCGATGCTCTCGGCCAGATGAGCAACGAGACTGAGCGCGACGCCGTAGCGATGCAGATATTCGGCAAAAGCGCTCAGGAGCTCAACCCGCTCATTCTTGCCGGCAGCGAGGCTATAACGCAGTTCGCCCAGGAAGCTCATGACATGGGCTACGTCCTCGACGAATCGTCACTCAACTCGCTCAACAGCGTTCAGGACGCCATCGACAGGGTCAAGCTCGCCGGGGAAAGCGTAAAAAACAACCTCGCCCAGGCTCTCGCGCCGACCATCGAAGAGCTGGCGGCGAAGCTCCAGGACTTCATCGCAAACATCGACTGGGAATCCGTCGGCGACAAGATTCAGGCCGTCGCGGACAAGATAAAAGAGTTCTTCAACTTCGTATCAGAAAACGGCAGCACGATCGCGGCGGTCCTTGCGGCTATCGGCGCTGCTTTCGTTGCGTGGAACGTCACCTCGATGGTCATGGGCCTTGTGGAGGCTATAAAGGCGTTCCAGCTGGCCAACGAAGGCGCCACAGTCGCACAGGCCGCTCTTAATGTGGTCCTGGCGGCTAACCCGATAGGCATCGTCATAACGGCCGTAGCGGCCCTTGTGGCGGCCATCGTCGTATTGTGGAACACGAACGAAGACTTCCGCAACTGGTG